TGACAGAAGAGTACACTATTAATGGCAACACAATGGCAGACATTTCCTGTTGAGTTTAGAGGCGGCTTGCTTTCTAACATGAGCTTGTTGCAGCAAGGCATGGGTGCTGTAGGTTCTGCACGTATTCTACAGAACTTTGAGGTAAACAAAGAAGGTGGTTACTCAAAGATTCGTGGTTATGAGAAGTTTAGTGATGATGAGGTTCCGGGTGCTGATGAGGTACTAGGGCTTAAAGTAGTATCGTCAGGTCGCTACATTGCAGCACGTAAGGTTGATGCTGATGCAGTAACAGCATACCCAAGCGATCTTGTATCTGGTGACATTGGTAAGACAGCATACTACTACAGCACAGGTACTACTTGGAATTTTACAGCCCTTGGACCTACTTCTAACGCAGGTAAAGTACGTCATGCATCATTTAACTTTGATGGTGATGACAAGATTATATTTGTAGATGGTACTAACTATCCAAGTATTTATAATACAGTAGGTAATACTCAAACTTTCCTAAATGCATCTAGCCCTAATATTATATCTGATGCAGAGGGTGCAGAGTTTGTAGTAATATTTAAAAACACAGCATTTTACTCAAACGGTAATACTCTTTTATTTACTGCGCCATTTACTGTAGATGATTTTAGTGCAGCTAATGGTGCGGGGTCTATAGGTCTTGCTCACGATATTACAGGCCTTGCAGTATTCCGTGATCAACTTATTGTATTTACCACAGATACTATCAGTCGTTTAACAGGTAGTACATCTGCTGATTTTAGACTAGCACCTATCACAGAGAAGATCGGTTGCATTAACGGTGATACTATTCAAGAGGTTGGTGGCGATATTATGTACCTATCACCTGATGGTATTCGTCAACTAAGCGCAACAGATCGTATTGGTGACTTTGCTCTTGATGTTGCATCTGATAAAATTAAAGAAGACTTTAATGATTTCATTGGTGGTAGCACTCAGTTTGCCTCTTGCATCATTCGTGAGAAGTCTCAATACAGATTGTTCTCCTATAAAGGTAGTCAGCCTAGGGCATCCGCACAAGGATTAATTGCTACAAAAGTAACTACTCAGGGTTCTGCAGGTATTGAGTGGTCTACTATTAAAGGTATTAAGGCGTATGTATCAGACAGTACATATTCTGGTAATACAGAGTCTATAGGGTTTGCTAATTCTGATGGTTACGTTTATACTATGGACACAACAAGCTCTTTTGATGGTGCCGATATTGAGGCTATATTTGAATCAGCGTATATGCCTATTAGTGACCCACAGGTAAGAAAAACTTTCTATAAAGCTGTTTGGTATATTAACCCTGTAGGTGACATGGCTTTATCGTTTAACGTAAAATATGATTTTGAATCCACATCACGTAATAACGTTATTCAACCAGATGTTATTAATATATCTACCGCATCATTAGGTGCTGTAGCTTTCTTTGGTGGTGGTGGTTTATTTGGTGCAACATCACCGCCCGGTGCTTCATTTGGTGGTACGTTAGAAAGAATATACCCAACTAATATTTTAGGATCAGGTAATACAATAGCTTTAAGAATAGCAGACGAATCAACTAACCCAACATTCACTCTGGACACGGCTGTTCTAGAGTTTAAAACAAACGATAGACAGTAAGGACGTAACACATGGCAGGTTATACACGTCAGGATACCACAGGACAGTTAGCTAACGGCAACCCTATTGATGCTGACATCTTCAACGATGAATATGATGCAATCGAAGGTGCTTTTAACGCATCCACAGGACACACTCATGATGGTACTGCAGGTGGTGGTGCGCCTATTGAAAGCATTGGCCCTAGCCAAGAGCTAGTAGTAGAAAGTGGTGCAATATTCCCTAAGTCGGGTACAGACAACCTTATTGATAACGGTAAGTCTACATTACGCTGGAAAGATGGTTGGTATGGTGGCACAGTCACCGCTAATGCTGTAACAACTACTGCTGATGTCTCTGTCGGCGGTAATCTTACTGTAACAGGTAATGCTACTATTTCAGGTAACCTGACATTTGGTGATGCAGCTACAGATACTGTAGACTTCCAAGCTGATATTGATAGTGACCTAAAACCAGAGGCAGCAGGGTATAACCTTGGCTCATCTACACAAGAGTGGAATAACTTGTGGCTAGACGGTACAGCTAACGTAGACAACCTTACTGTAGACGAGGATGCTACTATTGCAGGTACATTAGATGTTACTGGTGCTACAGGTATTGATGGCGACTTTAATATCAACACTACAAAATTTCTTGTAGATTCCGCTACAGGTAATACCAGTATTGCTGGTACATTAACTGTCGCAGATTCCGCTACATTTACAGCAGGTGTTACAGGTAATGTTACTGGTAATGTTACAGGTAATGTTACAGGAAATCTAGATGGTATCATAGGTGGTACTACTCCCGCTGCCGCTACCTTTACAGATGTAACTACATCAGGTAACATTACAGTAGCTGGTACAGTAGATGGTGTAGATATTGCTGCACGTGATGCTATCTTAACATCTACCATAACAACTGCTGACGCTGCTCTACCTAAAACAGGTGGAACTATGACAGGTGATATTACTTTTAATAGCACCCAGCAGTTTGATGGTCGTGATGTATCAGTAGATGGTGCTAAGTTAGACAATATTGAAGATAATGCTGATGTGACAGATACGGATAATGTTACTGCTGCTGGTGCGCTTATGGATAGTGAGCTAACTAATGAGACAGCAGTAAAAGCTATTGATCAAGGACTAGCAACAACGGATGCTGTAACCTTTTCTACTGTTACGTCTGATCTCACAGGTGATGTAACAGGGGATGTTAATGGTAATGTTACAGGCAATCTTGATGGTATCGTAGGCGGTACTACACCTGCAGCAGGTACATTCACAACACTACAGTTTAACACCAGTATCTCTGATGGTACAAGCACTATCACAGGCTTTGCTGATGAAGATGATATGACATCTGACAGCGCAACTCTTATACCTACACAGCAGTCTGTAAAAGCATATGTAGACGCAGCAGTAGCAGGTGATGGCTCTGGGGATATCTCAGCTTCTCAGGTATCTGTTGCTACAGATACAGGTGGTGTAGACTTAGATGGTGGCTCTGGTACAGGTTGGGTTATCTACCAATCTGGTACAGACCTAAAGTTTAAGTATAATGGCGTAGACAAATTTAGCCTATCAACAGCAGGTGCATTAACTGTAGAAGATAACGTTACAGCTTACGGTAGTGCATAATGTCTATCAACTTGACACCAGATGAATTAGAAGCTATGCTTGACCGTGCAGCTAGGCGTGGTGCTAAAGAGGCACTAAAGTCGCTTGGCTTGCAAGATGATGACGCACGTAAAGACTTACATGAGATGCGTACTCTACTCGAAGCATACCGCGATACAAAGAAAAGCATTTGGCAAACAGTAGTAAGAATATCAACAGTAGCATTGCTATCATTCATAGCTGCATCTGTGTGGATGCAAATAGGGAATAAATAATTATGGCTAAACGATTTGCAGGGTTCACCCCAGAACAGATGGGTAAGATTATACCTGAGATGCAAGGTATGCAAGGTGATGAACAAGCTAAATACTTAGCTGCTAACCCTGCTGCTGCTGCACGTGTAGGTAAGATGGCTGAGACTGCTCAGAAACGTATTGGTATGGCATACGGTGGCATGGTTAAACGTAAAGGTTTTGCCTCTGGTGGTCAAGCTACTCTAGACGCAGCACAACAGAAATATGCTGATGCTCAAGCTGCCTTAACTAAAGCACAACAAGACCTAGCAGCTAACCCAAACGATAAATCTCTTGTAGATGCTGTAGGTAAAGCACAGGCTGCTGTTACTGCTGCCTCATCAGAAGTACAGAATGCTTCTGCTGCTATGACAGCTACCGACACTAAATCACTAGCAGAGATGCAAGCGGGTGCTACAAGCGATCCTACGAGTATGGTAACTAAAGGTACAGTAGCTACCGTTAGTGATGAAGATAAAGCTGCTGGCACTATTGCTGCAGGTACAGGTCAGGCTGGTACTGCACCACAGGCTACACCTACTGCTGCCGCTGCTGCTACACCCGCTGCTGCACCTACTGTAACACCTGCTTCTACTATGACTGCTGCTACTGCTGAACAAGGTGTACAGCAAGTAATGGACCAGACACAGGCAGCACAAGGTACGGTAAGCGCAGATGCTCA